GGGTTCGCGCTGCTCGGCTTTCGTTCGCGGCCGCGCGCGCTTGCCGGCGTCAGCGGCACCTCGACGCAACTGCGCAGCGACGACGGTGCGACGTACATCGACCTGAACCCGGCACTGCAGAAGGTGAGGATCGTTGCGCCCGGCGGCTTCGACGTCGTCGCGCCACTGTCGACGTTCTCGGCGGCCGTGACGATCACGGGCCTGCTGACGTTCGTCGGCGGCATGGTCGGGAGCGCGGTCAGCGGTGCCGCGGCCGCGTTCAACGGCATCCTCAACGTGATCGGGCAGATCACAGCGAACGGCAAGCGTGTCGACGACACGCACACCCACCGAGAAAACGGCGCGGGCAGCAATACCAGCCCGCCGAACTAAGGATTTCTATGCGGTACCGAAAACTCGACGCTGACGGCGACTACGTCTTCGGCGGGGGCGTGTCCGACTTCCTCGTGAACACGCCGGAGACGGTCGCGCAGGCCGTGCTGACACGTCTGCGGCTACTGCGCGGCGAATGGTTCCTCGATACGACGGCCGGCATGCCGTGGGCGACCGACGTGCTCGGAAAGTACACGAGCGGCAAGTACGACGCGGCGATCCGCACGTGCATCCTCGGCACGCAGGGCGTGACCGAGCTCACGAGCTACTCGAGCACGGCCGATCCTGAGACGCGCGTGCTGACCGTCACCGCGACGATCAACACCATCTACGGCACCACCACGGTACAGGCGACATTGTGACTCTCACGACCCTCGCACCCACCATCGACGCGAACGGCATCACCGCACCGACGTACGCGGACGTGTTTGCATTCCTGCAGGACCAGTACCGCTCGATCTACGGAGCCGACACGTACCTGGAACCGGACAGTCAAGACGGTCAGCTCCTCGGCGTGTTCGCGAAGGCCATCAGCGACGTCAACTCGGTCGCGATCGCGATCTACCGGTCGTTCAGCCCGGCGACGGCACAGGGCGATGCGCTGTCGAGCAACGTCAAGATCAACGGTATCGCGCGGAAAGTCGCGTCGTATTCGAGCGCCGATCTGGTGCTGGTCGGTCAAGCGGGCAAGACGATCACGAACGGCGCGGCGAAGGACGCCAACGGCGTGCAGTGGATGCTGCCGACCTCCGTGACGATTCCGCCGAGCGGCACCATCACCGTCACGGCCACGTGCGCGACGATCGGCGACGTGTCCGCGCGCGCCGGCACGATCAACCAGATCGCGACGCCGGCGCTCGGCTGGCAGTCGGTGACGAACCCGGCGGACGCAGCCGAGGGCGCGCCCGTCGAATCCGACGCGGCACTGCGCCAGCGGCAGACGGTGTCGACGGCGCTGCCATCGCTCACGGTGCTCGACGGCATCATCGGTGCGGTGGCGAACGTTCCAGGTGTCACCCGGTACGTCGCCTACGAAAACGACACGAGCGCGACCGACGTCAACGGCATTCCGTCTCACTCGATTTCGCTCGTCGTCGAGGGCGGCGACGCGACGGCGATCGCCAACGCGATCGCGTCGAAGAAGACGCCTGGCGCCGGCACGTTCGGCACGACGTCGATCGTCGTCGCGGACATCTACGGCCGTCCGATCACGATCAATTTCTTCCGGCCGGCGTCTGCTCCAACTACGGCCACCGTCACGATCAAGGCGCTTGCGGGTTACACCAGCCAGGCGGGGCAGCAGATTCAGCAGGCGGTGTCGGACTACATCAACGGCGTGCAGATCGGCGGCGGCCTGTCCGGCAGCGTCGAATGGGGTGACGCACTGACCGCCGCGAACAGCGTCGGCGGCGGCGTGACGTTCAAGCTGTCCGGGCTGACGCTCACCGGGCCGCGCGGCGCCGGCGCGCCTGACGTTGCGCTGCTGTTCAACGAGGCGGCATCTTGCACGCCGGCGAATGTAATGCTGGTGGTGACCTGATGGCCGATCTGAACGATTACACCGCGCTGATCACTTCGGAGCATAGCGACCAACCGAGATTCATGGCGACCGTTGGCGCGCTAGTGCAACCGCTGGTCGACCAGATGAATCTGCTCGTGAGCATGCCGGGTAAGTTCGACCTGGATGTCGCGGTTGGTGACCAGCTCGATACGGTCGGTGTGTGGGTCGGTGTGTCGCGCCGTATCCGCACGCCGCTGACGGGCGTCTATTTCTCGTTCGACATCGCGGGCCTCGGCTTCGACCAAGGCACCTGGAAGGGGCCGTTCGATCCTGATACGGGGCTCACCATCCTCGATGACGACACGTACCGACTCGTCATGCGCGCGAAGATCGGCGCGAATCACTGGGACGGGACGCTCGAGCAAAGCGCGGCGATCCTGAACAGCGTCTTCGACGCGGACACGCACGTCTTCATCGAAGACCATCAGGACATGTCGATGACGATCGGTATTGCCGGAAAGGTTCCGCCGGCGACGTTCCTTGCGCTGCTTTCCGGCGGATATATCCCGTTGAAGCCCGAAGGTGTTCGTGTCAACTACACGATCGTGACGACCGTAGACGGATCGCCGGTGTTCGGGTTCGACATGAGCAATCAGCTCGTGGCCGGGTTCGATGTCGGAGCCTGGAGCCGTCCGGTTTAACCGCCAATTGAAATTTCTGCAAGCCGCCTTCGGGCGGCTTTTTTTATGCTCGGAGCATTAATGGCAACCAACGACTTTCTTGTGTTCGGTGGGGGCAGTTCCCCGAACGTCATCGACCAGGCGACGTACGCGGCGCTCACGGCGCGTCTGGCCGGTTTTCAGTCCGGCACGGCGCTGTCGGCGCAGCTCAACAAGGTGTGGCGTCAGAGCTCCATCATGGCTGCCGTGCTCGCGCAATTCACGGCCAACTTTTCCGGCCAGAATTCGGTCGATGACGGCACGATTGCGACCCTGTTGACCAACCTGCAGGCGGCAATCAACGCAGCGGGGATCACTGCTTCGCAGTTCGACAACTCGACGAAGCTTGCGACGACAGCATTCGTTGCGCGGGCGGGTGGAAATTTTCAAGCTCGCAAATACATCAGCGGGTCCGGCACCCTTACGAATTCCGATACAGGATCGTGGATACAAGCGGGTGGAAACGGGCCGGCCACTATCACTCTGCCCGCGCCGACTACGATCAATCTGACGTACACGATCTCCAACGTCACGAATAACAGTGCATCGGTCACAATCGCTACACCTTCAGCGAACATCTATAACCAAGCCAATGGGGCACCGACGTTTTTGATTGACGTGGGGGCAACAGTTGAACTTGTCTCCGATGGCTCGAACTGGACTGTCGTCAGCCACTACACGCGCAGCCCCATTGCGCAAACGCCCGCGCAATTCGACAACTCGACGAGGCTCGCAACGACGGCCTTTGTGCTGCGCGCGCTGGGTGGCTTCTCCGGATTTCTTGGCGTCAATGCAAGTACGACGTTGAATAGTTCGGTGGCCGGCCAAGCGATTCAAAGCTACGCCTCGGCATCAATTACTGTGACGTTGCCGCTTAGTTCGACGATGCCGCCCGGAAACTGCATTACGTTCTTCAACAATGGAACGACCGGGTCGGTGATGAACGTTGCGACGCAGGGATCGGACACTATTACAACGCCTGGTGCCAACATCACCAACGTTCCCCTTCAGTTGGGCGATACGCTCCAAATGATGTCGCGCGGCTCGGCGGAATGGGACATCGTTGGCGGGACTGCGGCGATTCAATACGCGCAGACACGCGGCAGCACGGCCTCGCAGTTCGATAGCAGCACAAAGCTTGCGACGGACGCATTTGTTCAGCGGGCGCTTGGCAACTTCCAAACTTTCGTCGCCTATACGGCAAGCCAGACGCTCACGGCTTCGCAATCCGGATCGGTTGTCAATTTCTGGGGCGGTTCGGCGTCGACAATCACGCTTCCGTCAGCCGCTGCGATGCCCGTCGGCGGTGTCTTCCTGTTCAACAACACGTCTTCGTCTGCGGCAGTGACGATCACCCGCGCAGGAAGTGACACGATCCTCGCAAACGGTGGAAACACAGGCGTCGTTTTGCAGCCTGGCGACAACTTGCTCGTCACCGCAGTTGGCGGAACTCAGTGGGTCGCGACAGGCGGTAGTGCTCAGCTGCCTTTTTCTGGCACGGCGCAGCTCACATCCGGCGGCGTTGTGGGTGTTGTTCGCAAAGCCTATATGTACGTTTCGTCGGCCAGCGCATCGGCGAATTTCACGGCCGACGAGATCGTTACCGAAACGGCGCTCGGGGGCTGCTTCTTCCGGCTCGCAGGGTTCAACAAGACGATCAACCTGGCGACGACCGGCGCCGGCGGCATGGACACCGGCGCTGCGCCCGCGAACGGCTACGTCGCCCTCTATGCGATCTACAACCAGACGACTCAGGTATCGGCGCTGCTCGCCGCGAACGCAACGTCGGCCGTGGCTCCGAACGTGTACGGCGGCGCGTACATGCCGAGCGGCTACACGGCATCCGCGCTCCTGACCGTCGTGCCGACGAATGGGAGCGGGCAGTTTGCGCCGGTGTTGGTGCGTGATCGAAGCGTCGGGATTCAGATCAAGACGGCGCTGACTACGAGCACCGTGCAAGGATCGCTCACGTCGCTGTCGATCGCGAGCATCGTCCCGCCGAATGCCGTTTCGATCGCTGGCGAGCTGAGCATTGCAAGCACGTCAACGTCGACTGTTGCATTGACTGTCGCGTCGGACGCGACGCCGTTGTGCCAGCAGAACACGACCGCATCGGTGGGTACGACGGGCTACGTCGCAAACTTCGCGAATCTCTTTTTGTCAGCGATTCAGACGATCTACTGGGGTTCGGCAAACACGACCGGAACGCCGACGTACAACATCTACATTTCGTCGTACACCGTCTAGGAGGAACGAATGGCGACAATCTACGTTCAGTTCACGGACTCGAAGGAGGCGGCGATCTCCTCGGTTTTCTCATGTCCTCAAGACCCGGATCTGTATCCGAATCAGGAGGAAATGGAAACCTCGGATAATCGCTATAAGGCGTTCTACGACTCACTTCCTGCCGTGAACCAGGCCCATCTCCCGAGCCCGGACGAATGATTCACTGGGCTCGATGCGTTTTGCAACGCGCGCGCCAAGACGGCGCAGCGGAGACTCGATGAATCGATAGTTGAGATCCGAGAGCAACAGCATCATCGGGATGGCGGTAGCGAGAAAGGGGATCGCGTACGTATGATCGAACGCGATCCCCGGTTGCATTCTGGACCACAGTTCACGCGTGAACCAGAACACGGGATTGTGCGCGAGATAGAGCGCAAAGGAACGCGCTCCGAGCCATGCGAGTGCGCGTCGCAGCCTACCATCCGTAAGCAGGTATCCCTGATCGTAAGAGGCCAGCCACACAAGGACGGCACCTGCGATGCTCACCATCATGGTGTAGGGGCGATAGTCGCTGGTGTGCACCGGCGCCATCAGAAGTGCCAGCAATATCACCGGTGCCGCGATACGATTCCCGGCCCATGTGGGTCGCCACTTCAGATAGCTGGCCGTGCCGGCGAAGTAGGCGAGGCTGACGCCCAAGAAGATGGAGTCGACGCGCATCAGGTAGAGGTACGGGGACTGCCAGTGCAACGCCATCAGCGCGGCCTGCCAGCCGATCACGAGCACGGCAGCGAGGCATATGAACCATTTGCGCGGCAGCAAAATCAGCAGCGGGAAGATCAGGTAGAACTGCTCCTCAACAGCGAGGCTCCAGTACTGACCGTTGTTGCCGCACAGCAGCGTACTCTGGCTCAGGCAACGCGCGAAATGGATGTTGGAGACGTTCGCAACGATTGCTACGAGGTCCGACATGTTCGCGTCGGGTGTGCCGAACACGCCGGACCGGTTGAATACGATCGACATGACGAGTGCCAGGAAGATCCAGAGCCATGCCGTTGGCCAGATTCGAAAAACTCGGCGCACCCAGAAGGCACCCACTTCGCGAAAGAATTCACCTTGCGCGCGTGCGCTGCGCATGCGTCCTGCGAACGCCTTTGCGATCACGAATCCCGAGATAGCGAAGAAGACATCGACGCCTCCCCAAAAGGCAACCTGGCTTTGCTCGATGCCGTCGGTCCAAAACAGAAGGTTGCCGAGGTGCGAAACGATCGCCAGGATGACGGCGATGCCTCTCAGCGCCTCAATTTCCAGATTCTTGCCGTGCTGGTCAGCCATGTCGGGATTCGCTCTCAGGAGTGGCGAATTCTACCGCAGCAGCGATTGGACCATCGGCGCCACGACTTGCGCGGCCCACTC